AGACTATCGCCACAGCCTACATCAAACCCTGGCACTGTGAAAGTCTTTGAACTATTGTCATTAATCGTCCAATCGGACGGACTTTGCCAAGGAACTGTTGCACCTTGACAGTTAGTCACAGGCGGCGGTGTCGGCGGCGGTTGCGGTAGGGGCGGGGGTGGTGGATTAGTAGTCACCGGCGTCGCTACAGCGGGTGGATCATCCGGGTGTTTACTGCAAGCGTTTAAGAACACGGTCAACAACAGCAAGGCCATTAATTTAGTTTTCATTTTATTTCCCTTCCGAAAAGTTCAGTGGCAATACTTTAAGTTTCCTAGCTTTAAGGTCATAGGCTTTAGCAGCCTTTAATTCTGAATTGAACATGCTGGCCCATAGGAGTTTTTTGTTGCGTTTAATCCTTGCGCTCCAATAGCCTGTTTTTAGTTTTGCTACTCCGTAATACTTAGATGATGCCGTTTTTGTTTTATGGATGTGGCGAGTTGCGCCTGTTATGCTGGAATGTTTCCCATGAGTAAGTAACTCGAGGTTCTCAATTGCATTGTTCGATTTATCGCCGTCGATGTGATGGACATCTTCATGCTTTTTTAATCGCCGTCCTATTGCTCTTTCCATAATATAACGATGTTTTAGAATGATTCTTTTAATTCCGTTTTCCCATATTCGGCATTGAATATAGCCACCATTATTCCACTCGCCATTTTTGCGTATGTTACTCATGCTCGTTCCGCGTTGGCGATGGCATCTTTAACAACTGACATCACATCGCCTGGAATATCTGCATATTGTTTAACTGCTTTTAATGCGTTCAGCATTTCCTCATGGCTATTTACGGCGCGTACAATGTATGTGGCGTTTTCAGGTGTCGTATTAATCTTGGCCGCGCTTCCAGTTTCACATAATAGCGTGAAGCTCTTATCCTCATTTAACCATGGGGCTAACTTCCATGGCGTCGGAGTGTGCTGGGGCTTACAATCTACGCATTGATGCTCAATTGCTGGTTCACCATCTTGAATTTTAGGTTTATTAGTTTTCATATTAAGCAACCTCCTGATAGATTTCAATTTGGGGCGTTTGTCCCAAGTCCAGCAGATATTCAATCCACGCTTGAACTGATTCGGCCGGGCAAGTGAGAGAGGCGTGAGCAAGTGAGATTCGGTAGGTCATTTAGGCTACCTCTACTGTGTAAGTATTTTTGAAGTACGTTTTATACAGCGTATTGCCTAATCCTTTATCCCCACTAGTAAGAACATAATTCCAATCTTTGATATATTCGGGATGCAATTGGCATGGACCAGATGACCGGCAAATGATGGTTAATCCTTGAACTCTTAGTTCTTTGGCCCGTTTATCTCTATTTTTCTTATCTTGGTAGCGTTCATGGATTCTCATATTAGGCGACCTCCTTAAATTTCTTATTGCGCTTCCATTGGTTGAGCATGAGCGGATCGAATCCTACCAATTCGGCCATATCGACGATTTCGTCGAGGTTCTTGAATTTCAAGCTTGCAGAGTTGGCTAAGATCCAGGCTTCGAGTTCTTCGACAGTTTTGAGGGTGATTTTCATTTAGGCAACCTCTTGATTGACAATCGTTCGATAGTGTCCACTGTTGAATGTATACAAGACGGAAAAGAAAACCCCGCCGTTCTTTTTCGCGTAATCCATCGCCCAGACTTTGGCTGCTTTAGAGGTTTGGTGATACCAGACGAAATCATCATTCTCAATCGCTGAACGGTCGGCTCGCCACATTTGAACCATATATTTCTTTTCCATCGCTTTGGCCTCCGTCGATTTCGTTTTGCTTTCCATGTTTTAGTATATCATAATAATAATAATAACGCAATAGGTCTAAGGGCCCTTTTATTGTAACAAACTGTCTATATAAGGAATAAGCTGTAAAGTGATTAGGTTGATTCGTTAAATCATTGTAGTAGCCTATTGACAAATAGGCTGTACAGTTGCATGATAGGGTCATGCTTAGAGCAAATGAACGATTTAACCTCTTACCCCAGTTCCCGGCTCTAAGCAAGCTATTACCCACAGGGAACTGGGCCTTTTTATGTCCAAGTCAAAACCAGGCGATTAGGAGCCGTCAGACAAGCCAGCTAAAGTACAGAGCATCGTAGAGAACCCTTCGAATACCATCAAAAGGTACAAGGGCGAACTGGTCAGATGCAAAACCTAATCATCGACACAAAACACCCGAAACTCTTAATAAGAGTATTCCTTGCCCTGCGCAGCAGAAGCGCCGCAGGCCCCTTAACCTAAACTTGCAATTCAAAGGTTCCCAATGTATAAAAGACGATGAGCTACGTCTATTCCAGAGTAGGGGTTAGGGGTGGTTTTTGTATCCACAGATGGTGCTTCGTCAAAAGATTCTCCATCAAAAAGGTATGGTTCGGTATCAGACGCTGTAGATGGTGCGATAAATGGGAACGTATCAAAATCAATGTCTCAACAAAAGCTAAACCCGAAATCTTTAAAGAAGAACTTCAACAAAAAACCTAACAAGTATTGGTGCTTCGAATGCTGTAATTCACTTTGCATTAAAACCTCCCACCGTAGAATGCTAATAGCTAAGTTAAAAGAAACAGTTTTTTTACGCAGTAACTTTGCAATCGCTAATCTGAATACTTCTAATAACTCTGTTACCACTAAAAATTATTCTTCTAAGTTTGTTCGTTAAGTTTGTTAATTGAATTTGTGAAATCTTATCAACTTGCTCAACTGTTATACCTTCTTGTAATCCTTATACTGCTAATTCTTAAAAATTAAGTGAACAACTGAAAATTTATCTGCAAATTGAGCTTATCAAAATTGCTGAAAATTTCATCTTCGCTCACTGACAAACAGCTCTAAAAATTCCTCACCTCAGTTGTTTATTCAAATACTTCTCCTAAGTGTGGAAGCGACTTTCAGACGATAACACGCTGTTTTGATGGGCACTGGCAGGGCAATCCACCACCTACCACCTGCCCATCATCCCCTCGACACCATCACACACATCATGTATTATTATGATGATGATACCGCCTATGTTTTGGAAAGAATGCTTACCGTTTGACAGAAATTTCCCACCAAGGGTGGTGGCATGGTAATGACAAGACCCCAGAAAAGACTGCGAATAAAATTTAAGTCGAGGTAAAAGTGTTGGGCAAAATAACGGTAGCTAAGATATATGGAGTAACAGTCATTGCAGATCCTACTTGTCAGATAGGAAGTTGGCGATTTGAAAGTGCAGATGCTGCAGGATTAAGCAAGACGATCAGGGATTTAGAAGAATTCTTGAGATGCAGGGGATTAAAGTTAATCAGCCTAAAAGTAGAAGATGACTGACAAGACCTTAGAGGGGATCATGTATGAATTGACGGGTCATTTAGCCAAGAGTGGTTATGAGTACAGGGCTGGGATGATGATGTCGGATGCGGAGTGGGGGATGACGATTAGGCGTATGAGGGTGACGAGGCCGGAGCATCGTCTTTATATAGACGCTTTTAAGAAGTTGACGAAAGCGGAGCGGGTGAAGATTATTGCGAAGTTATTGTTTTTGGTGGGCGTTCAAGTCAAGTGATGATATCCCTTGGGGTAACGGCGCATTCAGAGGATTTAGAGTTTACAAAGTTAGGTTGCTTAGATTGCATGGATGAGTGCAATCATTGTTATTGCATTCAAGTGAAGATTCATCGTGGTTTAAGCGCTAAAACGGCCTCTGACTGTGACTGGGAGATAGAGGACAGATGCTGCAAGTGTGGAGCCAGTTTGCAGGGGGATTGAGGGTATGATGACACAAGATCATTTAGCGATGATTCTATCGTTTATTGCTATTGGGATTAACCTTTATATTTTAACTATTAGGAGGTGATTGATCATGAAATGCAGTGAGATTGAGGCGCGCATGATTGAAGAATTGTCCTACAAGCATTACGAGGATTGGTTGGCCTTTGAAAACGAGGAAAGCAGTCCTGAAAAATGGTTATACGGGTCCTTTGGGACTGTCCGTGGATTAATGCGCATTCCTCACAATAACGGGCATCCTGAAGTGACCCAGAAACTTCTTGGCATTTTAGAACAAGACCTTCAGGAGTTCAAAGAATCTTTAAAGGAACCCAAAGATGAAATGCAAAGAGACTGAAGACCACAAAAAGTTGCATCAAGCTTTAGATCAATTGGTGGCTTGTTTTCTAATGAAGACGGGCAAGCTACCTTCACGGACGACGGTGATGGAACTGTTGCAGTGGTCGTATCAGCAAATAGAACGGGGTCCAGATTGAGAAGATGCTAAATGGGCTATCTTGAGATTTGGGTTATCGTACTTTCCGTCGCTATTTTGTTATGTTTCGGGTGGTGGTTAAGGGTTCGTAAGAGGTTCTTTGATAAGTGTGATCAATATACGAAGCTCACAGGGAAGAAACATCATTTGGACTTCAGGCAATGAAACGGGGAGAGAAAATTATTGTATGTGCTACCTGTTTTAGAGCTTCTTGCTGGAATGGAATATTTTATTGTGATGACTACCAAAATGCTGGAATAGTATGGCGTACGAAAGCTCAATTACTGAGAATGAAAAAAGAACACCCATCATATTTGGAAGAAGTTTATCCACATTGGAGAGACTGAAATGAATCCACCTCGCTGCGAATGCCACGACTGCACACAACAACGGGCCCGCGAAATGGCGGGGATGTCCCGATGTCCATTTTGTAATTCATGGTATCAGGGTACGCACTGGTTTCACCTTTGTAACGCGTTGGGCCAGTGCGAAGATATCCTTAAATCCGACCCCCTGAGCGGTGGATGATGGAATCGGATTGTCCTTACGAATGCCGTCTCTGGAAGCACGAAAAATGTCCCTGCTCCTGCGGATGTCTGCGGAATCAAGGCTGGCACATTATCAATGAAACGCCACGCTTTGGCGTGTGTCATGATTCTGAAGGATACTGAAATGAACCCCCTGAAATGACTAAACAAGAATTGAATGAAGCCGTACAAGATGTTTGGAAAACTAAATTAACGCATAGAGGTATTTCATCGGCCCTTAAAAGCGCTCAAGCTTGTTGTGGTGTTGGGTGTGAACAATGCGTATGGGAATTAACATGGATTATTCGACAGCTAATCAAAAAGAAATAAACGAAGCTGTAGCGCGGAAGTTGGGGTAGTATAAAACGGATTTAGGATGGGAACATCAGAAAGATTTGAATACTCTAGCGCAGGACCCTGGCCTTGCCGAAGATGTGACGGGATAGGAACAATTAACGAATGAAATCTTCCTTATTGCAAGAGCGTATTAGCCATGAAGAAGAAAACATTCACGCCCTCAGAGAAACGCTTAATGAGTTGTTGTGGAGGATTGACCCCACACTCAAACGAAACGATAACTATATTTTCAACAACCTCAAAAGGGCCCTCAAGTATATGAAGTATGCGTCTAGGTCCTTGCAACGAAGTGTGGAGGAAGAATGACCGATAATGGATCTCAGTCAATTTAGCCCCAAAGTCCTTCAAGCTTCTCTAAGATCAGCCCATATGATTTGGATCAAGATACTAGGAATAAATACCGGTGAGCCCACGTCATTTGACGGCAAATGGTTAAAGTCATACGATCCTAGCAGTGAAGGTGTATCTCACGATGGCAGGCGTATGATTGCTCATATTGAAGTAACGGACGATCTTTTGGAAGCGATCCGATTTGAAGATTTCAAAGCGGCCATAGCGTATAGCCGCAGAAGCGACGGTATAAGGGCAGACGGCAAACCCAATCGTCCCTTGACAGCGTTCGATCTTGAGTATATCAATTATGAAGAGGTCGTACAGAAATGAGTGATCCTATAGATTTGTCGTTGCTTTGATGACAGAACATGCCTTGTTCTTTATCGTTTTTGGGGCGGCTTTTGTTGTATTTGCGTTAGTCATGTATTATTTTTTGGAATGAAAAAGAAGAAGAGGGAGGCGTTCAATGCAAGAGACTGTTTTGGAAGTGTATTGCAAGCATGATTGGCAACCGCAATATATTGAGGGCAAAGAGTCTGAAAGTCCTGAATTCATGCTGTGTGGTATCTGCAATCACAAGTGGCTTCCAGAGGAAGATGAGCCAGTCGTTGTCATTGGTACGGTCAAAGAGGTGATTCGTGAACGTTGAAATAAACGATTTTTGTAAAGATGAAAGACATTACTTTGCCGTGAATAACGTGGATCGGTATCGATTGCCCAAGTTTTGTTTGTGCGGAAAAATGGAAAGTCCTTTGAAACTACGGTTAGCGGCTTATTTATCACAGAGCGTAAACGGATTGCCAGTGTCCCAGGAGGGACCAACACAATGAACTTAGATGAGGTTTTAGCCAGTTTGGAAAGCTTAAAAGACAATTTGAATGACGGCGGTAAACGCACAATCGACGGCTTAAAAGCGGCCATTCGGACCTTATTTGATGATCGGAAGGGCACGAAAATGCCTCTGGAGAGAAGTTCGCCTGAAACAGGGCCAGCAAAGGAAACGCTTGCTGAAGAAAAAGAAGATTTTAAACCATTCACTACGACCAAGAAGAAACATCCTTATCGTCGCACCTAGAAACGTCCATGCACGATGAAAGTTTTCCAATGGTTATGCAATTGGTGGAAGGTTCATTTTGGGTATAAAAATATACCGGAACCCTTTAATTCATTGGCTTACAAAATCCGTAAAGACAAAGAGAAGAAATGACTGGAGGATCCATGCGTCAATCAGCCGTTTTCATAGCTGCCGTCGCCCTTTGTACTCCGTGTATCGATTGGACAAGGCTTAAGGGGACCGTCAAATCCGTTAATTTGAAGGCTTCGACCTTGAGGATCCAGAACTCTGATGGAGACGTTTTTGACGTTCCCATCGATTATCAAGTCAAGATCATTGAGAAAAAAGAGGCCGGTAAGCAACTGAAAGATGTGCAACTGGATTCAAAAGTGACGTTAATCAGGACCCCTTCTGAACAACCGAAAGAAGATACGGAAGGTATGGTCCCACCAAAATTCCGATGAAGACAAATCCTGAATCTCCCATTACAGGATGCTCACATGGGGGCAATGTTGATCTTAGCCTAAAAGGGCTTACTAAAAGGGAATGGTTCGCAGGAATGATTATTCAAGCTGTGATCCAGGCGGACGCTATGACGATTGCTAAAAATTCACCTTTAACGCCACCTGATGAGATTGTGAAAAACTCTTTGATTTTGACTGACGCTTTGATAGCAGGATTAAATAAATAATCAAGGGAGGTTCCGAATGAATATGCCCTCAGCCATTAAAATCTTTGGTGTTGTATTGTTTGGGTTCTTTTTCTATCACATCGCGGGCATCCCATGGTTTTTAGTGCCTACCGCTGGATTGGTTTGTCTTTTATTTTAAGTGTTTCCACCCGTTCTAACCTGTCTTTGTAAGCATACGACCGCTGACCATTTAATGCATCCGCCCAGGGAATGTTTAATAGATGAGTGCCCATGCAAGGATTTCACGCAAGATGTGTCTATCCAGTCTAGAAAAAAGAGAACCTTCAAAGATTTTTACCTTCCAATAGGCAGACCCATGAGTATGGACTTGACAAAATAAAGAAAAGGTCTATACTTCCTACCGAACAGTCAAATTAAATACCCCATGCCTTCGGGAGAACCGTTTTCTTCGGTTGCTCGAAGGTATTGTTTTGTCCCAGGCATGGGGCAACCGAGCGAGGTGGTGGAGGGACTTGAAGGCTTTTTCCCACCTCGTTTCGTTTTGTGGACTCCCAAAAACAAGAATTAGAAGTGCTGGGCAAAACAGACGCTACCTCTCCCCTCATTACTGGAAATCACGTCTTCGATCCTCTCACCTTCGCACCTGAAATCGTTCATTTCTCCAGAAAACAGTACCTTTTCCTGAATCATTACAAGCTAGGTGTGGCACTTACTGAGGCGGCTGCAAAAGCCGATATGACGGTGGAACAGGCCGACCGTTTTCTTGATAAACCGCAGACAAAGGCGTGGCTGCAAGACCGGGCTTTGATGGACCATATCAAACGCGAATGGGAAGAACCTTCCAAGTGGTGGAAGGAAGGAAATGATGTGTGGGAAGGTAAACGAACGGCCAACAAGTCACAGATGCTGGTTTGGCAGGAATTTGGTCAACGAATCTGCCCGAAAAAGTCCGTCGAAGGCCCTGGAACGACAAAAATTGAGATTAATATCGACCCGAACGCTGTCCGGGAAGCCTTTATCCGGCAGGAAACGATTGAAGGTGAGATCGTTAACGAACAGAAATCCACATGAAATGCGAATACGGTCTTTGTCTTGTTTGTGAAAAAGAAATCGTTAAAACCTGCAAAGAATGTGGTGCCAAGACGCCTTCTGAAGCCTATACCACAGTTGAATTGCCTTGGTCGAATGGTTCGAAAATGCAGATGGCAGTCTGTATAGATTGTTCCAAAGAAAAAGTATGGAAAGCGGACAAAATGGAAATGACAAAAGCCGTCTGGGACGCTTGGGACAAGACCCATGGGACCTATCCCAAAGACGTTGTGATTGTGGATGCCTGACCATCAACGGATTGCTCAAGCGTTGGTAGGAGCGCCACCTGTCCTGTGGGAGCCCGGATTGGAAGTTCCAGAGGAAATGCGTGCTTTGCAAGCCTTGAACTCTTTAGCCGTAGGTTATGGTGCGGGTCGCTTAGGTGGGAATATCGCACACGCTTTAACGCAACAAGGAATACCTGCCTTGCAGGGACTAGGCGAATCAGGCGCTATTTTCCCGGAAGGTACGCCGATTCCAGATAATCGGGTCTTAGCCAAGGAAATGATGGACGTTTTACCAGAAACCCAAAGGGCTTATCGAACAAACGAGGCGTTATCGCACTGGCACGCCAAGAACTACGATTGGCCAGCCGTTTTGCAGGATAAATGGGGCATGTTAAAACACTGGGGCGGATCGTGACCGAACCCATTTCCATTGACCATGTGCAAAAGGCCTGTAAAAAGAGCCTCTATTTCTTGTGCACACAAATGCTGGGTTTTAAAGATTGGGATAAGGTGCATGACGATATCGAGAGACGTTTAAACCGACCTTCCCGTAAGAAAATGATCTTGGTTCCACGCGGGCACCTTAAAACGTCCGTTGTGACCAAGGCCTATTCCATCCAGTTGCTACTGAGAGATCCAAACATCCGCATTTTGATTGCCAATCAAGTTTGGGACAAGGCGAGGGAAATGCTTTATGAAATCAAGCAAATGCTCACGGACAAGTCGGACCTCCCGAAAATTTTCGGTCCTTTTGTTTCGGATCGATGGCGAGAAGATGACATTGTTATTAGACAACGCAACAAAGCCTTGGCGGCCCCAACCATTGGTACGTCAGGTGTTGAAGCTGAACTCACGTCATCACATTATGACGTTATTATCCTAGACGATTTGCAGGGGTTGCAGAACTATCAGACGCCTGAACAGCGCGAAAAGGTTAAACGCTATTATCGGTCCATGATGGACCTGCTTGAACCCGGCGGTCTCTTGATTGTCATTGGTACGCGCTGGCACTTGGATGATGTCTATCAGTACATCATCGATGAAGAATCCGATTACTTTGACGTGATGGTCAGAAAGGTCGTGGAAAACGGAAAGATCATTTTCCCCAAGAAATTTAATAAGAAATTCGATGTGCTGACTAAGAATTGGCTGGAAACAACAGAGCCGACGATGGATTACGTCAATTATTTAAAAAAACGTCCTTCGGAAGAATTCAGTTCCCAATACATGAATGAACCCATCGATGCTGAAAACCAGGTCTTTAAGAAAGAATATTTTAAGTATTACGAACGGCGACCTGAGCGGCTCTATGTCGCCATGACGCTAGATCCGGCCATCTCAGAGAAGCAATCGGCGGATTATTTCGCTATCAATGTGTCAGGTATGGACGAAAACTACAACATTTACGTTTTAGACACCTTAAAGGGCCATTGGAAAGTATCCGAGCAGATTGAGAACATCTTCACGATGTATGAGAAATGGCACCCTTCCAGCATTGGTTTAGAAACGGTGGCTTTCCAGAAAGCCCTGAAATCGTGGTTGGAAGAAAAGATGCGGATGCGTAATATTCACTTTCCGATCACCGAACTGAGACGATCGACAAATGAAACCAAGGAATTCCGCATTAAAGCACTCGAACCGTTCTATCGCGAAGGAAAGGTTTTCCATTCACAATGGATGCGGTCTTTAGAAGAAGAACTGGCACAGTTTCCTAAAGGGAAACATGACGACGAAATTGATGCGCTGGCTTCTCAATTGGAGTTGTTGGTGCCAGGTGATTCAGCGGCATCTGAAGGGATACCGCCTGGATCGTGGGAAGCGGCGTTCCAAGATGCTAGAAAATTCAATCAGCCTTTCCGTGATTTCTTCCGTGAGGTGGCTTGATGGCTGAAGAATTCGGAAAGATGAAAGAAGCGCAGCAGGTCCAGCGGTGGCATGATCGTATTTCTGTCTCGAAACGGTGGCGTGAACAGGTAGAAAACGAGAATAACTGGCGCAATTATATCCAGGAATTAAAGGGTAAATACGACGTGGTTTTAGGAAATACCTTTGTCCCTCCCATTGGCGAAGTCTTCGCCTATAAAGACGCAACGCTTGCCAATCTCTATTTCCGTGATCCCTATCTTGCCGTCAATCCAAAGAAAGACGCCACGATAGCGGGTTCCTATCTTTTAGAAGCGGGCGTGAACCATCTATGGCGCGAATTGGATATGAAAGAAGAAATCGAATTGGAAATCACTGACGCGATCTTAGTGGGTCATGGATGGAACAAGGTCGGCAATAACACCAAAACGACCGGCAGCGGCGACCTTTTAAAGCTGGAAGAAGATTCCATTTATTCCAATCGGGTATCTTGGGAAGACATGTTTATGAACGTGGGTTGTAAACGCCCAACGAAAGACAATTTATGGGTTGCCCAGAGGATTTATAGGCCCACCGAAGATGTCAAGAAGGATTATGGTCGGGCAGCGGCCAAGTTGAACGGATCCACCTACCCGAGTATCGATGTGAAATACATGAAAAACATCCTTTATCGGGAAGATTTCAATTATTCAGCCATCTATGAAGTTTGGGACTCCCATGAACATAAGGTCTATACGCTCTGCGATGAAATAATGGACAAGTATTTGGAAGATCCTAAAGATTGGCCTGATTATATAGACGAATATCCTTATCAGTTTTTGTCTTTTCATCAGGTCCCCGATGAACCTTATCCGCAATCCGATATAGCCGCTTGGGAACCTCAAGTGAAAGAGAAAATCAAAGTGTTCACGATGATGTTGAACCATGTTAAACGCTGGAACCGGCAGATGGTCGTGAAAAAGGGAACGATGCTTCCCCAAGAACTTGATAAGTTTGAGAAGGGAATTGACGGATCCATTCTTTACGCTTCCGGGACAGGCGATATCCAAGGCGCTTTTAAGATGATTGATTTCGGGTCACTACCGCCGGATATCTACATCATTTTGGACCGGATTGATAATGTCATCCGTAAAGTGAATGGAATGCCAGAATTCGCTTATGGGGGCACTCCTAAGACCAGTACGCGCACAGAAGGGGAACTTCAGCTTGTTAAAGGCGGCGCAGACGCCCGGACGGACCGTAAGCAAGACCGCATCGAACGGCATTGTGAGAACATTGCCCGTCAACTGATCGTTCAATTAAAAAATAACTTCCAAGTACCCTATATCGCCAAGATCACCGGCAAAGAACCTCCCGAAATCATCCAAGCCTTCAAAGATCAAGGGATCTTTGATCCTGTTTCACAGACCATTAAATTCAAATCTGAAGATATCAAAGGTGAATACGACGTTTCTGTGAAAGCCGGTTCAACGTTGCCTTTAGACAAAATGACTAGGGACAAGATTTTGGATAACGTCATGCAGGTAGGGGCTCAGATGGCGGCACTTCCTAGCATTCCTCCTTTCATGGCTGAGGTGATGAAAGAACGTCTGCGTGATTACGAGATCAAAGGGCTGGAAGTGGCCTTTGATCAGCAGCAACAAGCGGCGGCGGCCCAGCAAGACGAGAAATCCCAAGTTTCAGCGATTGAAACCGGAAAAGTGCAAGCTGAAACAGCCAAACGAAATGCTCAGGCGCAACAGATCCAGATCGATACTTTGATAAAAGGGGTCCAAGCGACCGGAAAGGCGACAGGACAACTCAGTCCAGAAGAAAGTCTCGTGAAATAGTCATGACATGCCGAGGATGCGGAAATGACCAAGCGTGGCACACCAAAACAATCTACGAAGATGGCCAGATCATTTCTTTATGTGACCGGTGTGGCCTTGAAGGCGCTGGCGATGGCGTTCCCGATGTTTATTTGGCATATATCGGTCAGAAATTTGAAAATCTTACGGACAAAATGGGAAACCCGATTGAAATCCAAAGTAAACGACACAAAGCCGAAGTCATGAAGCAATTGGGAGTCCGTGAAGCGGGGGATCGCGTCAATGGCGCGACTTTTGGAACAAAATCATGGATTGAAGGGACACGCGAATGGCGAAAACGTCAATTTGACAAAGACCGACCTAAAATCCGTGAAATTTATGGGAGGTATTTAGCCAATGCCAAGCACGTCTGAGCGCCAGAGAAGGCTTTTTGCCATTGCCGAATCGATCAAGAAAGGTAAAACAAAAAAGAGCTATAGCCCGCAAGCCGCTCGTATAGCGCAAACGCTTTCAACGCAAAAAATCAGGGAATTTACAGGAAAAGTGCAAGCATAGGAGGAATTTATCATGACGGACGGTCCAGTAGAGAGCAATTCGGGAACGACAGCCGTTGCAACCCCACCAGAGGGTCAAGCGACGCTTACCACCCCTGAAACTCCTAGCCAGAGCGGGCAAGCGGCCAGCCAGGCGCAAAGCGCACCCGCCGAGGAACAATTCTCAAATATAGACCCAGAAACTTTGCCTCCTGAACTGCAAGGCGTCTACAAGAACTTGCAGAGTGATTACACCAAGAAAACGCAGGCCATAGCCGACACGCGGAAGAAAGCCGAAGCTTATGACAAGATCGCTGCAGATCAACGCTTCGTTGAATACTGGAACGGTCTAAGCAAAAAGCAGAAGGCTGACTTCGAGGAACAGAAGCAAGAAGCGGAGAAAAAGTTAGGCGAGAAAGTCTCTGACGAAGAGTTTGCGAAAGCATTCCAATCCAAAGATGACTTTCTTTCCTTTCTGGAAAACGTTGTCCAGACAAAGACTGAAAAAGCGCAAAAGAAGATCGATGAGTTGGAGCAATTTAAAGTCGTGACCGATGCTTCCAATATCGTCAGTGCCTTTGCGACTGAACAGGGGACGGATGGGAAACTATTGCGTCCTGATTTCTATGCCTTGGACGAAGACCAGTTGATTACGGGGTTTCTGTCGATCAATCCGCCGGACGACCGTTCTCAGCAGGCTTATATCAAACGTTTAAATGATGCCTATGGATGGGCTAAAGCAACGACCCAAAAGTATTACGAAAAGGGTAAAGCGGAAGCTCTCCAAATCATCCAGAAGAAAGCGACTAATTCAACGAATCCTCCGACCAATGCGGCCAAAGGCGCTTATACGGGCCCTGATCCTAAAAAGATGTCCGTGCGTGAAGCTATGGAGCTGGCCAAAAAGGGGATTAAAGTCCCCCAAGTCTATGACTAGGAGGCCCTAAATGGCTGCACCATTGACACAAAGTTATGGGCCAGGAAATGTAGACGAACTCTTAACCACGAGTTTGGTCAACATGATTCCTGGTATTCGAGACAACATCTTCAAGAGCAATCCTGTCTTCAAATGGCTGTACGAAGGCAAGGGTGGCGGAAAGATGCGAAAAAAGGGTGGAGTGGCCCTGTCTCACGCTGAGATGTATGCGAGAAACACAACAGCTCTCGCGTATCAGCGGTATGACACACTCGACACTACGCCGCAGGACGGGTTAACGAGAGATCAGTGGTTATGGGCGCAATATGCTGCCACGGTAAATTCAATTGCCCCATGGTTAAGGAATTGACCATGGCAAAACCCGAATATCGGTTAAAAGCTGGAAGCAGCCAAGACCGAAGCGTAACCCATGAGAACTACGCTCGAACGACTGACAAGGGCCTGAAGAACTCAGGGATATACAGTCTGCTCTACCGTATAACCAAAGAAACGGTAGCTAACATAAGGAACTATTGATGGATTCACGGAACGCGTGGCCAATGCCGGAGATTCAAAGTTAGAAGATATCTTGGAAGCCAAAAAGCAGCAGGCGGAAGAATCGCTGGCACTCTTATTGGAACAAGATATGTTCGCGGCAACGGCTGTTACCAAGCATATCGAACCTTTGACAACCATCGTCGCAACATCTGGAACGGTGGGCGGGATCAATGGAACGACCAATACCTGGTGGCAAGCTTGCGCGGCAACGGCTTCAGGGAGTTTCGCAGCCCAGGGCCGGTCAGACTTGACCAATGCCTGGAATTTGGTTTCTATCCAAAATCCGATTGGCGGGGCTGAAATGATGGTCTCTGACCAAAACTCGTACCAATACTATGAATCGAGCTTGGTCAATCAAGAGCGGTTTACCGACAATAAAATGGTCGATATCGGCATCCAGAACCTGCAGTTTAAAGCCACCCCATGGACTTGGAGTCCCCAAGCAACCTCCGGTGTTATTTACCTTCTGCATTCAAAAGGAATTGAGTTTTTCGTCAATTCTGACACGGACATGCTGTCTACTCCATTCGTCACTCCGACGAACCAGGACGCTCGGACAGCGAAGATCCTTTTAGCGTGTTCTTTGACCACTGGCAATCGCCGAAAGAACGCCAAACTGACTGGATTGGTAGCTTAAAGGGAGGTTTCCATGGCTTCTTTAAGAACGCCTACACCGAGAGATGGAGGACAAGGGATCTTGACAATCCTGAAGATCCCTAGTTGCGTAACAGGCGACACGGTAACGTTCAAAAATGCCGTAAAGGGATGGGAAGTTGTCAATCGAACAACGGCGGATGCTGTGACAGCGACTTACAGCACAACCACTCAGTTGTTCACCATCGTAGTTGCCAATACGCCAGATATCGATCTTTTGGTATATGGCTGAAAGCAAGAGACTCAATTATCCATGCCTAGAAGCCGCGAAGGACCGGTGTCCAAGATGAATTGGGCCAAGTTACAGCGTTCTAGCATCAAAGGAGATCCAAATGTTAGTACAACTGCTTAATCGCACGGACCCAGAACGGGTCCAGATTCAGATCAAGAATGTCGATGGGGGCGGTTCCATCACGACGGGTCTTGGCGCAATGTTTCCAAGTGCCGGAGCGTCTATTGATGGGATCAGTTCGTTAAAGGCAACAGGAGCGGGCGTTAAAGGGTTCATTGGTGTAGCCACGCAGGACATTGCCATCAATGGATACGGTCTGGTGACGGCTTGGGGATACGTGAACAGCGTTCAAATCTCCAATGTCGGGACATCGATCACGATCACGGCGGGAGATACGCTCATCCCAGGCGCAGTGGCCGGGACATTCTTCTCTGTCGTGACAGCACAGGCGATGTCTACCCTGTTGTATAAGTACGTTTACGCGGCGACAACAGTTCCAGTGGACATTTCAAACTTGAACCAATCGTTTGTAGCGGGAATCGTGCGGGCCCTGTAGTGAATTGGTCAGAAATCAGAACAGCGGTTTTAAAAGGTATCGGTTTTTATCCAACCAGCTTTCTACTGCGTTGGACGCCGACTTTGAAGAATCCTGTTCGTTTCGACCTTTTGGAAGTCATGCGTTGCGAGGCGGACGGGGAGGTTGTGACCAGGAAATCGGCGCAATCTCCCCGCGCCGTCTTGCACGCAGGCCACAGGATTTTAAATCCGCGTTGTTACAGTCTGTTGGATTTCTTAAAAGTGCAATTGAGACTTATCCAATGAGCGAAATCTTAAATCCAGAAACCGTTGGGGAAACAAAAGAAGAGGGCATTGTCCGTGTATTAGTAGGAATTCCCCATGAAGGAATGACAGGTTCAGAGGCGTATTGCAACCGCCTTTCGGTGTTTAAGCATCTGGGCCATCTGGAAGAACGAGGCAGGATCTTAAAGCAGGTTCCCCGTTTTGAATTCTTTCAAAAGACGTGTGGTCGAATGCACGTTCATGTGGCCAGGGAAGAAATGGCGAAAACGGCCTTGGTGTCGAACTGCGATTATTTGTTCATGATCGATGATGATATGACCAGTGATTTAGATTTGTTTGAAAAGCTTTATGCCAATCAAAAGGACATCATAGCGCCCTTGGCTTTTACAAGGAACTTTCCCCATAAGCCTGTGATTTATTCCTGTCGTGAAGGATGGGACAGCGTAGCGCAATGTCACCAGTTCACGAACTATGCTGTGATGAATTATCCAAAAGATAAGTTGTTTGAATGTGATGCCGTTGGGTTTGGGGCGGTCCTTATTCGTGTGGACTGTTTTAGGAAGATGCCTCAAACCTGGTTTAAAAACCCGTCCACAGGTGAAGATATCTACTTTTGCTATGAAGCTAAAAAGTACGGTTTTACGACTTGGATGGACACACGAATCAAATTGGGCCATATAAGCCATCCCTTGGTGATTACAGAAGATTACGTGCAAGCTCAATGGAAAACGTATGGAATGGAAATAGAAAAACGTTATGGAACGCCTGAAAAGATGAATGGAAAGGAAGCTATCCTGGTATTGGGCGAATGACCACACCGATTACGATCATTGTTCCGACATTCAATAATCCTCAGTATTTAAATCCCTGTTTACTGTCGATCTTTCGGACAGGCGTGGTCAATGGATTGGCGAAGATTTTAGTCGTTAATAACGGTTCTCAGCCCATTAAAGACCAGTTTCAAGGGTTTCCAAACTTTGAAGTGTTAAATCCAAGAAAGAATTTAGGATGGGAAAATGGGTTGAGGTATGGGATCGACCATACGGATTCTCCGTTCCTTGTCTTTCAAAATGACGATACATTTATACCGAAAGCCAATGCGTTCTTTTACAACGTTCTTTTGAGGCAATTTGAAGATCCCACTGTGGCAGCGGTTGGGCCCGCTACAACCACGGCATCGGGATGGCACAGCGTCTTTCTGCAAAATCCACTGGTTTACCCTACGGCTGTTTCGTATTTGATCTTTTTTACTGTGATGATAAGACGATCTGACTATGAAATGGCTGGTGGACTGGATACCACATGCCCAGGAGGAGACGATTTAGACCTATCGATCCGCTTGAGAAGAATGGGTAAGCGATTGATCATTCAACCAGATGCTTTTTTGATTCATCATGCGTTTAAGACAGGTGAACGCGTGAGAGGCGGTCCCGACGTGGCGGGTGGATGGAACTCAAAAGAAATGATTGCCAAGACTGATCAATGGCTTATCCAGAAACATGGCTTTAAGGCATTTATGGATACAATGCGCGGACTTGTAGTTCCAAAAATTGAAACTGAAGATTTAGAAGGTCGAATCGTGGGCCAATTAGTGGAAGGGAGTAAGATAGTGGAATTGGGTTGTGGGGCCAAGAAAACTGTCCCGCAAGCAATCGGTGTTGATCTTGTTCCTAGAGGCTGTGAAATACCCAATGTGGCTGGCGCCTTTAGCGTTACGGATATTGTTGGAAATATAACAGAGAAATTACCGTTTGATGATTGCTCTCAAGACACTTTAATTGCCCGCCATATTCTTGAACACTGTATTGACAGTATTCAGACTCTTAAACATTGGAACCGTATTTTGAAAATGAACGGGCGATTGATCGTTGCTGTACCGGATGAATCCAAAATCTGTGGAATCCCGATGAACCCTGAACATGTCCATGCTTTTACGCCTGAATCATTAAAGAATTTGCTGACAACTTGTGGGTTTAAGGAAATGTCGCATATCGATCCAGAAAATGGAATCTCCTTTGTGGCCTGTTTTGAAAAGGTTTTGCATATGCCGGTCGATGTAAATGGAAAGATCTTAGAAATGGCGAGAACCCAATGTTCCGTATAGCCAATTATTACGAATCGAGACTTGGACGTAATGATGGAAATCCATTGTATGTGACCGCCTGCCTGAAACGAATGCAGTATTACTCCGGCATTTGTGGCGGTTTAGGCCCGAATAAAGATTTATCTGGATGGTTTTCGAGTGGCCTTGAAGACAATGCTGCAAAAAAAGAAGACAATGCTGCAAAAAAAGCGGCCCAAGCTTTGTGGGACAGAGAAAAGACAATCATGGAAGTAGACCATTTTTATCCGACAGGCGATATAAGCCCATTTGGAACTTATGACTTAAATATCCATGTTGATTGGGGTGAAGACGGTCTGACTGGGGTCTTGCCCTATAAACCGATAGATACGCCCCATCCAATGGCTTATTGGGCCTCTGATACCCACCTAGGTTATGACTACCGACTTTCAATGGCCAAGCAAGCAGATTTCGTATTTTGTGCCCAGAAACGGGCTGTTGAAGACATGAAACGAGATGGCATCCCCAATCCCATATGGCTCCCCCATGCTGTGGAACCCCAGGCGTATCCTAAAGGTGAACTTTTAACCAAGAAGTTCGACGTTTGTTTTGTAGGCCATGTGAATTCAAAGAATAGAGAGGACGCTTTAGACAAGTTATTTTTTGAGTTCCCTAATTTCTATTACGGGCAAGCCCTTTTTGATGAAGCAGCGAGGAAATTTTCGGAATCCAAGATCTGTTTCAACATTTCCATGCTGGACGATTTGAATATGCGGACGTTCGAGGTCATGGCGACAGGTTCTTTTCTTCTGACCAATTGGATCCCAACCATTGAAGAAGTCTTCGAAGACGGAAGACATTTGGTCCTTTATCATGATCATGAAGAAATGATCGATAAAGCGCGTTACTACATAGTACACGATGATGAACGGGAAAAAATCGCCCAAGCGGGTTATTACGAAGTGATGGCCAAGCACACGATCCAGCATCGAGTGAACGTCATTTTGGATGAATATTACAAATCAAAGAAACCAGGGGAGGCCTTATGCAGTGCATTAAGTTAGTCAATGCCGGATTTGTCGATAAAGTGATTATTTTTGATACGTTGCCAGACCGTTTCATGAAAGACATCAAGACCCGCGCCGTGGAAGGCTTCCCGAGAGGATGGGCCAAGCACTTGGGAGAGATCGGCAGTTTACGCCCAGTCTATAAAACGACGACGATTAAACGCGGGCCAGGGGACTATGAATATACCCACACAGAAATTGGCAAAGAACCCTGTTTCTTTGTTTTGGAGTATGTAGACACCAATTCAGACAAAGAAGCTTGGCGGATGATTAGCGAATATATCCGCATGAATTGCGGTCCAGAAGTCCGGTTGAAAGAGAAATTAGAAGATATGGCACTTGCGATGGCTCCTAATTCAACTACGGCACTCAGTATTGAACCTGAAGATATCCCTGTTATACCGGTTCCTTCAGGGATTGAAGAAACCAAGCCTGAGATTGTTAAAGAAGGTGAAACGGTCCTAGTCCGGGAAACTCCGCGTAAAAAGCGTGGACGCCCTAAGAAAGTAGCTGTGGAGGCATAAAATGGCTAACACATATAACACGGTAACAGTTGGAACGGCTGCTGTAAAAGTCATTGCGGCCAACAACTGGCGGCGCGGTTTCAATGTTTATAACGCTGGAGGGGCCACTTGCTATGTCGGGTTTGATTCAAGTGTCACCACATCAAATGGAACACCCGTCCTCGTTAACGATTCCTATGCAGATAACGGTTATCAAAATTACCAGGGCGATGTTTACATGATTTCAGGCAGTTCCGGTCAAGATATCCGCTATTTGGAATGGACAAAGTAGGAGGTCCCGTGAAAAAACTTTTATTTCTTTTGTGCCTTTCATTGCCGTCTATCGTCCTGGGTGTGAGCCGTCAAGGTGTTTCACGTCCACCGCTCAATATACGCACAGAAGACGGTACCGTGAATACTTACCCTTATCGAGCTAAATTCACAAATGGAACTGTTACAGACAATGGAGATGGAACAGTTTCTATTAATGATTCTGGAACGTCTCTTATAAGTACAACCAGTACGTGGACAGCCAGTCAAACATTTTCGAGCATTACAGTTCAAACACAGATTGAATCGGATGGACTTATTTCCATCAATGGAACGGCAGGCGTATCAGGGCAAGTCCTGCATTCGTCTGGGACCACGTTAGATGCTATATGGGGATGGCAAGGACTCGTTCCTCAAATGAGTTCAACGACCCTAGTCACTTCTTCTGCTACGGCGGTAACAAGTTTCGTTTCTACCAATTTAACCCGGTCCATTACACCTAAATCAACCGCTGATTGCATCTTAGCTGTTTACAGTGGAAATTTAAGGACAAGCAATGCGGCTACTAATCAAGCAGAAGCAGCTATTTTTAATGGTTCTACAAATCTATGCAGCCAAGGTAGCAATGATCGAGGATGTGCTTACATCCTTACAGGAGCTACTGTTGATGCTCTTGATATGCCAAGCACATTTATGGTCATGGATTGTCCAGGTTCGACATCCGCACAAACATACACACTCAAAATTAAAGCGGATGGAACGGGGACAACGACGGCCAACAATCAATCTACAAATGCCCAGTTGATTCTGATTAATGTGGGAGGACAGTAATGGCCACATTTCTTGTCTTACAGCAGGAATTGGGTGCTCAAGTAGGGCTTGACCAAACTGTTTCAGCCCAAGCTACGCTATTAAAGCGTTGGCTCAATAATGCACAACAAATGATTTTACGTGCTTTTGAGTGGCCCTTCTTGCGGAACTCCTCTCCGCTGGTCGTCCAAACGGTCGTCGACTACACCACTGGGACCGTGGCCACCACTGCCAATAGTACGTCGATCACGTTTAGTAGCGCTCCCTCCACATCTAAAACAGGGTTTTATATCCAAACCAGCAGTTCTAATGACTGGTATCGGATCTCTGCACATACAGCCGCTTCGACGAGCGCAACGCTTGATATAGCGGCTCTTTATACGGCTTCAGCCGCTACATTTACGGTCAGAAAGTTCTTCTATTCGACGGATTCGACTGTGGATCGGATTATCCAAGTTGTCCAAGATATTTTGCCTTATCAATTATTAGAGACAACACCAGAATATTTCCAATCGTTTAACCCAGGGTTTCTCTCCAGTGGAACACCACGTATCTATTGCATGGCGGGTGTTGATTCGAGCGGTTATCCTCAGTTCCGTTTATGGCCTAATCCTGATGCGGCAATCAATTTAAACGTTTTCTATCTCAAAAATTCCGTCGATATGAGTGCAGATGGTGATGTATCGGTTATTCCTGCGAAATGGCATACAACGGTTCTTTTAGAAGGCGCTAAAGCGCAAGGTTTCTCATTTTTAGATGATTCTCGTTATGGACCCTCCTATGAACTGTTTCAAGCTGGAATTGAAGAAATGAAAACAGAATATGAACTGGGTCTGCATCGTCATCGCGTTATGACAGCAGCAGACAATCAGCCAGTAGGCGGCAATTTGGGGTATATGCCATTGCCGTTCAATTATCCAAGGGGTAGTTAATGGGCGCAAACGGACAGAACATCGAAATCAATGATTTCTCTGGTGGGTTAAACACCTTTGCACCTGAATATCTACTCGATCTTAATGAAAGTCCCGATTTGGACAATATCGTTCTCTTGCAGAGAGGATATCGTAAACGCAATGGCGATTCCGCTTGGAATTCATCGGCCATGGTTTCATCTTCTACTGCCATTCACGGCATGGGATACATTCAATTTGATAGTGGAACTGAGTTTTTAAACGCCATTGCTGGAACGAAGTTTTTTACTGATACGGGTTTAGCTGGAACAATGGCCGATGCTACGGGTGCTGTTACCATCACGTCAGGACAGAATAATATCTGGACACCTATCAGATTTAATAATTTGCAAATTTGGTTTGGCGGTGCTCCCGATGCACCTTTCAAATACTCAGGATCTGGCAATGCGGCAGGTTTAGGAGGCAGTCCTCCATCGGCCAATGCGGCATTTGCTGGTAATAATCGAATTTTCGCTATGAATACAACGGCCAATCCCTCGCGTATTTATTGGCCGATTGTATCAAACCCAGAAGATTGGACAGGAGCAGGCTCAGGCAATTCTGATGTCGCTGTTTCGGATGGCGATAGTTTGCAATGCGGTATTTTGGTCGGCCCAGATACGGCGATTCTTTTTAAGCACAACAGTACCCATTTGATGATCCTGACGCGCCAGCCTTTCCCGATTTATCAGCTTCAAACAGGTGTAGGTATCGCTGGCAAGAATGCCTGGGTCTTTGCCGATGGCGTGATCTATTTTGTGACCCCTGGATTACGCATGAAATCGACGATGGATGGCGTCAATTTTCAAGATTATCCCAATGACATTGATCCCATTTGGGACACGATCAATGTGAATCGAATCCAATATATCCAGGGCATCTATTCTCAGGCGTTGGAATGGATCATTTTCGTCGTATCTACGGGGTCCAGTACGACGAACAATTATTTGATCGCCTGGGACTTAAAACGCAAATGCTTTCTGCGATGTTCGACGGGATACAAAGCCAATGTCCTGGCATTAGTGCAAAACCGGCGTTTATTTGCAGGTCATTACGACGGTAAAATGTACGAAAAAATGAAATCCAATATCTCCGCTGATGCTTCTGAAACATCTCCGGGGGCAATTGATGGGCACTGGAGAACGCCTTTCAAGAATCTAGGTAATGGTTTAGATACGACTATCCATCCTCTCTATTTGAGTATCTCAGCATTAACTGAAACAGCCTCAACGCTGGATGTCTCATATGGATTTGATTTTACTTCCCCCTCAACGACCCAATCATTCAGTCTTACGGTAGTAGGCAGTCTATGGGACACGGGTTTATGGGATGTCGCTGTTTGGGGCGGTCAGAATGCAACGATTTTACGGCAATTTGTCTATGGACGTGGAAATCTGTTTAGTTTTTCGATGCGAAATGCGACAGCCTCTCAAGGGTATACCGTTCAAGGGGCCAGTGTCCGATTACGAACTGACAAATCTAGAAAGGTATTTGCGGGAGTTTAAACTATGGCCATTAACTTCACAGTGAGTTATTCCTTTAGTCCGAATACTACTATTTCATCGTCTCAGGTGAACACCAACTTTTCAGACGAAGCTAACGTGTGGGTGGGTTTAGAAGGTTTGACGAAGACATTCGCAAAACTCAAAGTTGACGTGGATCCTACCACCGCTTTAGAAGTGGCCACCAAACAATATGTGGACCATTATTCGACTTGGAGAAGGCCCGTTTTGAAATATGCCTCTGCAACCACGGTGACTGTAGAATCGGGGTTGGATGGGACTTCAGGTGACATTCCTATTTTATTTCCAGACGGGACAATAAGAACAGAAACATCAGCGACCCGAACAACGTTCGATATAACGCGGAACGCTGTATTGACGACATCAGGCGCTCAATCGGGGCTTACGGGAGCTACTACGGAGGGTACTAATTCCTGGTACGCTTTGTACGCCGTGAAGGTCACTGATTCAAGCACTCAATGGGTGACGATTGGAACTACGGTTCTTCCTATCCAAGCCAACTACGCGACACTGAATACGGCTTATCAAGCTTCTGGTTGGGTTTATTTGGGGCTGATTAGAAACGGGGATAACTCTGGAACAACGGGAGACATTTTACCTTTCTCTCAAGCTGGAAACATCACGCTATTTACGAATACGGCTACCGCTCAAACGATCTCTATGAGGGGAACGCGCTTGGCTTCCACGGCCTCCGCCGCGACATTGACTTATACGTACTCAGCAGGTACAGGAACAACAGCCATTCCGAATAATATTACTCATGTTTATTATGGGACCGATGCCTCAACAGGGTCCGTTAAGGGCGCTATTGTTCAGAATGCGGCTGGGGCCATTTATTTCGATGAACGATGGTCCAGCGGACAAACGGTTACTCATACGTGGGCCGTGGCTAGTGATGGCGTGAAAATGTCCAATAGCGCGGCAGAAAATGAAGCCATGGCCATTATGCTTTGTGGTTTTGTTGATGGAGCTTTAGGGGTTGGATCAAATCCGATTTTGTAAGGAAATTCATGGATCAGAAAGAATCTTCAAGAAATGCTGTTCTTGCCAGACCCATTATTCTTGGGGATCTGACTCTTGCCAGTCCGACCACTCAAACAACAATCGGCGGAGCAGGCGGAGCCAGTGCGTTGCCAGCGACTCCCCTGGGGTATATCTTGGTTCAGGTCGGGACAACGACGGTTGCTGTGCCATATTTCAATGCGAGCTAACGGATCAGAAACGGTAGCCAGCGGCCTGGTGGCCGATTTCCAGATTTTAGAGCCAGAAAAACCCAATTTCGGGCTTTGTAAAGCTATCCCTGAAGGTATGAGCAAGCAGATTGAAACTGCTGTGCGCGACTTCATAGTGAGTTCCAATATACCACCAAATGGCTTAAATATCGATGGATTTTATCATCAAACAATTCAAGCGATTGCCAATGCGGCGATCATCGGACAAGGATTGGACCTTTGGTTAGGGACATATAAAAATGAGCTTTGGACATATATCTTAGGCCATATTGGAAACGATTATGACGGGCGTTTGGCCTATACAGTCACACAGGCTTGGGTTCGCAAAGATCAACGCGGTCAGCCTTGGGTTCGAAAAGCCTGGGAAAAGGTCAGACAACGGGCAAAAGATTGTCTTTGTCATCACTTCGCTGTGATTTCAACTAAAGATCGAACGAATGTCTATTGCCGGTTCTTGGGTAAAGATTTTAGAAAATATGCCGAAATTTTGAAAGAGGTGATCTGATATGGGTGGCGCAGCCAAGAATATAGGCCGGATTGGAAGCGGGGTTCTTACTTTGGGTGGATCAGAGCTTGCTAGAAAAGCTTTAGGAGTACGAAATCCTATAAGTCAGGGATTGCAGCTTCCTGGGACGATTCTTACAGGTGGGGCAGCAGGGCCTTCGAATATGCCAAGTGTTTTTGGCTATCAAGGTCAGCAAAATCCATATATCTCTGGTCCTTTCAATTTAGATCCCAATCAAGTGGCGGCTGACCAACAGGCTATTACAGGATTGGGAAATAAACAATACGGCGATACAAGTCAATTTATCGAAGGCGACATGGCATCGCGGCAA